GAAAGATGGCAGGAAAACGGGATTCAAAGATTATGGTGACGCAATCGCCTCGACCTGGTTAACAGACCGGTTTGGTTTTGCGCAACCTATATATTCAATGATGAATCTTCACGATGCATATTTACAGAATAAAACCAATCACCATGTTGGTATGGAAAAGGCTGGTGCGAAGAAAAGTCAAGATTTTGACTCGTCTCGTTCAGTCACCTTAGAATCTGGTACCTCATCTGTGACCTTCTCGGTCGTTGATAAGACTACTCAGAGCTTTGGAGCATACTACCGCTATGAAAACGGTGCCCCGGCATACGAAACATTAAGTGGACAACTTGGTTTGAGGTTGAAAGATTTACCAAAGGGAGTATGGCAGATGATGCCATATACGTGGGTTTTAGACCGCTTTGTAGACGTCTCCTCCTTCATTGGAGCGGGAATGAAACTTGCGGACCCTAAGATCAAGATCCGAGTCGCAGGAACTACTTACTTTGGTGAGGCATTTTTCAGCGTAAAAGCTGTTAGTGCGAACTCACCGGGTTTTGTAGTTGCTGTTGACGGTGACGTTATGACGACTGAAGTAAGCTCGTTACAACGCACACCAGGTGTCCCGTCCTTTCATGAGTTGACTCCACGGTTTAAACTAAGCCCTGGAAATACTCCTATTGCAAATACTCTTGATTTACTATCACTTGTCATGAAGAACTTAGGTTACAAACGGCATGAACGATAAGAATCAATACAAATCATTCAATAAGGTAACATTATGTCTATCAATATAAAAGACTCAACAGTCACAGTTTCAGAGACTGGTGGAACTGCTGTCGTGTATGCACTTGTGCAAAGCGACGGCAATCGTCATTATTATCAAGTAGTCGCGGATGCCGATAAACGGACCCGTAGAACTTGTATGGTAATGATTACACCACCAAAACCTTTGAGTTCAGCTCCTAACGGTTACTCTCAACAACGTGTAGCGGTCACTTTTCGTGAACCTATGCTACTCGCTAATGGGAAAATAACTGTTAATAGTGTCAAGTTTGAACTTGCGGCGGACGTCGAAGCTAGTACAGCTTCAATTACACGTCTCGTAAATGCGGTCCAAATCTTTGGCATTAACAATATCGCCACCATCACTGATGGTTCGGTACCGGGTTAAAACTCTGTCTCTTTTATTTTCCATTAGGAATTAAATATGAAACGTAAACTAGAGAGTCACAAAAAAGTAGATAGCTCTTTCAATGCGGGACTGATAGCAATTGCAATCAGTGACGCGATTAACTTAGATATGGCTAAAAGCCAATCGCCTTTATACAGTAGCACCGAAGGCGACCACTTTGCAGCAAAGGAGTATTACCGTGCCAAACAAACCTCAACGATACTTAAAAAGTTCGTTGACCCGAGCAAACAAAAGGACACCAAAGACCTCGAACAGAGAGCCTTCGATGATTTTTGTGAAAACAATAACCGTCTTAGCGCTTACCGTACACATCTTACTTTCCCAGAACGGGACGTCAGGTATTGTACTAGAGGAACTAAAGACTTTGATCGTGTTTTATTGCGAGCTCGTGCATTAATCCATGAAGTCTTGTTAGAACTTAATGAGGACGAATGGTTTGAAAAATGCAGACACAGTAATGGAAGTAGTATAGGTATCCCATTCTCTAGAGTTAATCTCCGGAATAAAATGAAGTTACCTATGACTTCCACCCCCCGTGCAAAGTCCCTTTTCCAACGCTATGTCGCCTGGGATCCTTCGATGAAGGAACTCTACCGTGGAATACCACGAGACGATGATTTTGTGTTGGTGGAAGGATCTAAGCTTACAACAGTCGATAAGCGTGATGATGAGCGTCGTGTGATAGCTCCGGAGGCCACAGCAAATATGTTTTTACAGCTGGGGTTGATGGATCTAATGTACGACCTGCTCAAAAATTACGCAAATCTGGATGTTGAGGAATTGCAAGACAAGCATCAACTGTTGGCCTTCTTGAGCAGTATAACTGGCAGTAATGCCACTATTGACTGGTCAAAGGCTTCAGATAGTGTGTTAATCGAGTTAGTGGAATTCCTTTTCCCCTCTTCTTGGTTTTATGCGCTAGATGCTGTAAGATCGACTCATACTACCTTTAATGGTAAGGTGATAGAGCTTAACATGTTTAGCACAATGGGTAATGCAACAACGTTTCCCATTGAAACCCTCATTTTCTGGGCGTTGGGTGTTGCAGTTGTTTCTCTTAGACTTCAGACTCCTTCCTCAATCTTAGTAGATTGGGAAATTAAGGAGAAAGTTTCTGTCTTTGGAGATGATTGTATACTCCCTTCAATTGATGCACCTCTATTCATGGATTTTTTAGGTAAGTTAGGGTTTTTACCCAATCTTGAAAAATCTCACTTTGAGGTAGCAGACAAGTTCAGAGAATCCTGCGGAGGCGACTTCTTAGCCGGCCGTGACGTCAGACCTTATTTCATAGGGTCGCCACATAACTTGAAACAAAGTTCTCTCGAGCCTTGGCTCTATACAATAATGAATGGCCTCTTAAAGAAGTACAGGTCGTACTTCGGGGAAAATTCGTACGTATATGAAAAAAAGCTTTGGGGAACATTTGCAAAGTTATTTCGTCAGAATGAGCTCCAATTGAAGCTTGTTCCTGATGACTATCCTGATGATGCTGGTTTTAAACTAACGGATGAGATACATCGATTTCGTTACGGATTCCAGTTGAGTAAAGTGGGGATGGGAGTTATATTCGAGCGTAGAAGAGTAAAATCTAATACGCAAGATGATTTCCTTCCCCGTTACGTTGATCAAGGTATGTACAATTTCAAATACTGTACATTCGAATACCAGGATCAGGACGCAACTTCTCCAAAAGTGGAATATTGGCGAAAGCTGAAATTTCCTCCTTTGTTAGAGGTTGAATTAGTAACCGTTGTTGATAAAGTTACGGGTTTTGTAGTAGGTGTAAAACACCTGACAAGGCCGCAGAAATTTTTGTCACAGCATAGTCTTTTCTCTCCTTCAAAAAGGATAGGTGGGTACGTTGTAAGGAATGGTG